ATTATCTCATCAATCATACTATAATATACAATGAATAAATGACAAAGTCAAGTAAAACTTCAAAAAAACTTCTAAAAAGATATTAAATAGAGTATTCACTTTTTTTGGTTTTGTTATATTTATTAATGTAATAGAAAAAAATTCTTTATAGGAGAAAGAAAGTGGCTGAATTACTAGACCCAAATGATATATTTTTTACGCCGTTTGAACCGAAAACAAAAAATCGTTTCGTTATGTATATTGGCGATATACCCGCATACTTAGTTAAAACTATGAATAGACCGAGTATAACATTTGAAGAGGTTGAAATTAATCATATAAATGTTAAAAGATATGTAAAAGGAAAAGGAGCTTGGAATACTTTAGAAGTAACTCTATATGACCCAATCGTTCCAAGTGGAGCACAAGCAGTTATGGAGTGGGTAAGATTACACCACGAGTCAGTTACAGGTCGTGACGGATATTCAGACTTCTATAAAAAAGATATTACTTTTAATGTATTGGGACCAGTTGGTGATAAAGTTGAAGAATGGGTATTGAAAGGTGCTATGATTCAAGAAGCAAACTTTAACGATTTAGACTACGCAAATGGAACAGATGTAGTTGACATTACTTTAACACTAAGATACGACTACGCAATACTACAATTCTAAGGGGAAAGTTATGTGGGCAATATTTAAAGATGACAACGATTACAATGAAAAATCAATTATAGGTTTCGCATCATTTGCAGTAATGACATTATTTGCAATTGTTGATTTAGGAACAGGTATAGCTGGAAAAGATTTAGTTATAAATGATATGGTTTATAATTCATTTGTATTCGTGACTCTTGGCTCTTTCGGTATCGCAGGTGCTGAAAAAGTTATGGGTAAAAAATAATAAGTTATTAATTCTTAATTAATCAAGGAGTAAAACAAAATGGCTGAAAATCAGTACGGATTTCCTACTGAAGTTCTATCTTTACCATCACAGGGATTATTATATCCCGAAGATAGTCCTTTGCGTAGTGGAACAATAGATGTCAAATATATGACAGCAAAAGAGGAAGATATTCTAACTTCCACAAACCTTATACAAAAAGGTTTGGTAATAGATAAATTATTAGAATCAGTGGTAGTTCAACAAGGTATTAATGTAGATGATTTATTAATCGGTGATAAAAATGCACTTATGGTTGGAACTCGTATTTTAGGGTACGGAAAAGAATACCGAACAAGAATAATGAATCCGGATACAAATGAGTATGAGGAAACCACAATAGACTTAACACAATTTAATCATAAAAAAGTTGATGTTGAATCATATAAAAATGGTAATTTATTTTCATACACTTTACCAAATTCAGAACGAGTCGTTGAATTTAAATTAATGACTGGTCTTGATGAGAAAAACATTAAACAACAATTAAAAGACTATGAGAAAGCAGCTGAATTGACAGGTGTTTCAAATGAATTAACAACACGATTAAAATATCAAATTCAATCAGTTGACGGAAATAAAGAACAATCATTTATAGACAACTTTGTTGATAATGAATTTTTAGCTCTTGATACAAAAGCTTACAGACAATATTATGGTGAGGTATCGCCTGATATTGATATGATTTTTGATTTCACAACCAAAGACGGAAAAACAATAAAGGTGGACGTCCCACTTGGGATTGACTTTTTTTGGCCAGCCGGCGACAAATAGGCCGGCTATTCACGAAGAAATCTTCAACATCGCCTATTATGGGAATGGATTCACACATTCAGAAATCTATAATATGCCACTACCTTTGAGAAGATTCTATGCTGAAAAACTCATCTCAGCTAAATCAAAAGAAAAAGAAGCATTAGATAAATCTATGAAAAAATCTAACTCTCAAAGATTCCAAAAATCTAATTAATTGATATTTATTAATGAATAAACACATACATTATGAATAAACAATTTATCAAAGAAAACAAAAAAATAGTAAAAGAATTTATAGGTTCTTTTGTAAAAGCTATGGCTTCTAAAAAAGCCGTAAAGGGCTTTGACGCATTTGTAAAAAATGACCCGGTTTTAAAAAAACACAATGCAGATGTTGCCCGTATTGGTAAACAAATTCAACAAAGAATAGAAAAAAGAAAAGCAGAAGACCCAAAGTTTAAAAAGTTTTTTGCAAATTTACAAAAGCAACTTGATTCTGAAACAAATTAATTTTTTTTCATTCCACACAACTAAAGAGAATAATATATGGCAGACCCAATAAGAAATCTACTTGATGAGCTGAACGCAGCACTTGATGCTTCAGGTGAACAATCTGCTGAAGTTCAAAAAAATCTTAAAGCAAGAAGAGATAGAACAAAAGAAGTCCTTGATAATGAACAAGAAATTACATCAGAAAATTTTAAACAAGCAGATTTACAAGATGATTTGATAAAAGCCATCAGAACACGAAATAAAGATGAAGAAAAAGAATTAAGACTTTTAATCGCCAGAAGTAAAGCGCAAAAAAGAATTAATGACCAAACTGAATATCAAGTTCAATTAGGTAAAGACTTGGTTGAGAACACTCTTGGGCAATTAAAAAACATTCCAATATTTGGTGATTTTCTTTATAAGGCGCTAGATATTGAGGGATTATCAGAATCAACAGGTGATACAATAAGACAAGGTATCACTGAGGGATTTGCATCAGCTGCAACAACTTCTGGATTAAGGGGTGGTGGTGCTGCTTTTGCTGCACGATTTTTAAGATTTGCAAAACACCCTTTGATGATAGCTGGAATTGGAGCAGCTGCATTTATAGGAATGGGTGTACAACAGAGTTTTGAAAAAGGTTTGGGTTTTGGTATGACTGGTAGAGGTATAGCTCAAACTTTATTCTTTGGAGATAAAGCAGATGCTTTTGAAAAAGAATTTGGACAAATAAATGCTCTTAGTGATGAGTTAGCCAGAGACTTAGCATTCTCAGAACAACGATTCGGATTAAGTAATGAGAACGCAGCCGTTCTTTCAAAAACACTAACAGATATTACGGACCAAAGTCAAGAACAAGTAATAAATAATTTAAAAAATGTTGCTTCTTTAGCAAAACAAAATGATGTTGCACCAAAGAAAGTAATGGAAGACTTAGCGTCAAACGCAGAAATGTTTGCAGAGTTTTCTCGTGATGGTGGTGAAGCACTTCAAAGAGCTTCAGTCAACGCAAACAAACTTGGTTTAAATTTATCCACCGTCAATAAAATATCTGAAAAATTATTAGATTTTGAAGGTTCTATAACTTCAGAATTAGAAGCACAAGTATTAACAGGTAAATCTTTAAATCTTGATAGAGCAAGACAATTAGCATTGTTAGGTGAAACTGATAGACTATTAGATGAAGTTATTAAACAAGTTGGTTCAGAAGCAGAATTAGCTCGTATGAACGCGATTGAAAGAAGAAGTTTGGCAAATGCGATTGGTGTATCGGTCAGTGAATTAAATAAATTGGCTCAAGATGGTGGAGTTGAATCAGTCGCAGAACAACAACTTACAATTTTAAAAAGTATTGATAAAAATATTCAAAATTTAGCACCTAATGGTGGAAAAGCAGGAGACGTATCCGCAAACGTATAAAATTATGGCATTGATTGATTTATTAACAAATTTAAGTAGTTTTGATTACGACAAAATAGGAACCAAACAAGGTGAATATTTTGGTGAAGATAGAGCTACGGGTTTTACAACAAATAGACAACAAGGAGACCCAACAGAATTTAATCGGCTATTTGCCGACGCAGATGGGAACCTAGGTCCAATACCAATTCCAAATACATTAGGTAATCATCCTGGTCCAGTAAATTTCTTTGAAGACACAGACGCTACTGGGTTTACGATTGGAAGACAACAAGGAAACCCAACGGAATATATCAGTAAAGGAACAAGTGGTTTTTCAAATGGTGAAATATTTTCAAATAAATTGTCAGATTTT